GTAAACGCTGGTGACGCCTTCGCCATTAGAACCTCGCGTTAATAAACGTATCAGCTGCGACAGTCCGGCTGTCAGAAATTACAGATGTATTGATATCGTTGTCCTCTGTAGCGTCTACAAATCGCGCTTCGGTTAGCTTGTTCTGGTAGAGCTGGTACATGTTGGCGCCCAGAGATGAGCTGCCGACCAGCGGGTATGCCAGGTCGGCTGCCATAGCAGCGGCCAGCGCTTCAATTAGCAAAAGGTCGTATTGGTTGCCGTCTTCAACCCGGCCAATGTAAATCATCTCAATGCTGCTTTCGTCACACAGCAGCTTGCGGCCTTCAATCTTGTACAGGATATCTGTGTCGCTGAGCTGCAGAACGCGCAGGCAGAATGGGTTGGTGGGCAGTGTAAACTGTTTAGAAAACTCAAAAGCGGGTGTAGCTGTGTCGGGCGCAATCGTTGCCCTGGTTGTCAGGCAATTCCAGGGGTGCGAGCGAAACACACTATCGCGGACAAAGTTATAGCGCTGATTGCAAATGCGCGCAGCCTTACTGTCTTCAGTCAGGCTGATGATGTTTGATGCTCCAATTTGGTTTAGAGCGCTGTTACAGATATCAACAACAGATGCCATTTAGATCCCCTTGTGAGAAAAAGGGGCAGCCGAAGCTGCCCCTTCATGGTTAGTCGATGACGTACAGCATCGTGACAGCGACAGTGCCAGTGCCTGCGGCACCGCCCATAGTAACTGTGACGACTTTGCCGTCTTCGTTGGCGTCTACTTCTTCGCCGTTCAGCAGTGCAAGCGTGGCAGCAATGTCCACGATTTGTGCTGACGTTGAAGCGGCTGCAGCTTTGTACGCTGCGGCAGATGCAGAAACTGCAGTGCCGGCAGAGTTAGTGTGAGCTGCGAAACCAACAGACAATGTTGTAGACGAACCCATTGCATCGTGAGCCAGCTGGCCTTGCAGGATGCGCGCGCCGTTTGGCAGTGCAAACATCTCAATCACATCACCAGATGCAAGTGAAGATGCTTCGTATGTGCCATATGCAACACGAACATTTCCTGCAAGCTCATTTGCCTGCACGAAGCCGGAAGGGTCGTCCTGAGTCAGCGTGGTGCGCTGAGTGCTATATACAGTAGCCATATCTCATGCCCTCCTTATGCTGATTCGTCACAGTCGATTTGCACGACTTTTTCTTCTTCCATCCGGGTGGCGCCGAAAGTGGCACAGTAATACACCTGGGTAGAATAAGATTTGTCAGAACGCTCATCGATGCGTGACATTACGTCTTTACCGACAGCCAGCTTGATGCCGTCTTCGGCCCAAGCAAAACATGTGCGGATATTGCCAGACTTGCCCAAGCGAGTAGACACATGGAACTGGAAGCCCAGGAATGTGTTTATCTCACCTTGGACGAGAGCCTTAATCGTATTGAAATCAGAGCTGGTGACAGTTGTGCTGTTCAGCAATGCTTCAATCTGGTCAGGCCCGACGGCAATGTGACGCGGGATGGATGGGTCAACAGATGCAAGGTCAAGTGTCTTCTTGGCCTCAATCAGTTTCGCCAGTGTAAGGTCAGCTGAGCCGTTAGCAATCTGATGTGCAGCCAGCATTGTTGTGCTAGTGCCGCCAGACTTGCCTGTCTTAGCTGTTCCTGTTGCTGCTTCGATGATGGCATCGTCCATCGCACGGCCCATTGCAGCAGCAGCTGCACGAGCATATGTGCTAGTCGGATCAATCAACATGCGGACTTTGTCAGCATCATCAATCAGATCTGCCCATTCATACGAATCCATAGTCACCATGCGGCGGCTATGTGGGGTCTCAACCATCGGGGTATCCTGATGGCGAGAGGTGCGCTTCACAGCGGCTGCAGCTCCAACCTGGTCGAAGAAAGCCTTCTCACCAGTAACAGCTTCCTCAGAGACGCCACCACGAAGGATGGAGCCAGTTTGCTGAGAAAGCAGCTGTACGTTGGCGCTAAACTGCTGGGAAAACGCAGTGGTGATTTGAGTGCTCATTGCACCCTCCTTTCACTGAGTTTTGAAAAAGCTCGCTACCCGACGGATGCCGGACGAAAGGTTTTTGCAATTACGGTTGCGCCGACCGGGGCTATGCAGCTTGTCCGGGTTTTTTGCTTGGTGCCGTAGCCTTTTGGGCTTGTGGCTTATCAATAGGCTGTAAGCACCATTGCAAATTCTTTTCTGCGTGTTCGAGCGGGTTTGCGATAATCGCAGCTGAACCTGATTCCAATGTCAGGCGCAGCACCTCAAGCCGGAACTCGCGGTCTGTTTCTGGGTTAGCCACTGGTCATCTCCCTTAGACGCAGAGCTTCATTCACATAAAACTCATGCTCGGGGTGGCGTTGATCCCAATAAGGTGAGCCCTGAGATGTCAGCTCAGATAGTTTTTCCTGGACATCGCCTGGCGTCATTGCGCCAGAGTTTTTGATGCCTTCCAGGCTATCTTCACCAATCTTGGTGTTAATAAACTCACCTATGTTTATCATCATTTTAATTACGTCTGGGTGGTCACCCAGCAGCCGGCCATCAGCCAGCTGTATTTCTGTAATGTCCTGCGCTCCAAACTCGTCAAGCACGGCATTACCGTTGCTCAATCGGTCTTCATAAGCAGAGCCATATTCTTTTTTCAGCTCAAGCTCTGTGTCGAGCCTAGCCTGTGCTGCCTGACCTTCATCACCCTGGGTCATGTCCCCCAGGAATCCGTTATACCAACCCAGCAGCTTTTGTGCCTGCTGTGGCGATAAGCCAGCTTCATGCGCTGCGCCGCGAAAGCCGTCTAGCATTTCGTCTACAACGACAGCGCCTTCCGGCATCTCGTTGGTCAGCTCATAGCCTTCCGGGCTATCGGGCCGGCCAAGCCGCCTATATACCTCGCCCCAGTCGTCGTCGGTCGCATGTTTGCCAGGAATGGCAACCTTGTCCGCGCCAATCATAGACTGTGCGTTGACGTAGGATTTCGCCAAAGCGCCTACGTCCTGAATGTGTTCTAATGATTTATGTCCCCGGATTTCTTCGGGGATACCTGAGCGCCAATCATCTGGCACAGACTGGGCTACCTCTACGTCAGCAGAGACCTCAGCTACCTGTTCTTCACTCATCTGATGCAATTTCCTCTAATGGTTTACGGTCGCGGAGCATAGATTTTATAAACAACAACACCGTCCGCTGACCTTCTCGGTATGCTGTTTCACAGGGGTCTGTGGAAAAAGTTGAACTATGTTCACAAAATCTCACACCCATGTCCTCAAGAACGCGCTGTCCGTCCTCTGTTGAAAAGACGATTTTGTACAGCTCTATAATTTCTTCAGGCGTCATCGCCGGCAATCTCATCTAATGTTGTTCCGCTATCGTCTAGCGCTCTAACCATAGGTGCGGCGTTGCCGGCAGCCTCAGCTGTCTGCATGAGCTGCATTTGCTCCATCTGTTCTTGCTGTTGCTGCTGGCGTTGTGCTCGCAGCTGCTGAACTTCACGGTCACCGCGTACAGCTGTGGCCGGCACACCCAGGATCTTAATCAGATGCTTGGAGATACCGTCACTATCGACATAATCCATAATGCCTGGGTCAAGCTGCGACAGCGGGGTCATCAGCTCTAGCAGCCGGGTCATGGACTGAATGTCGCCCTGGCGCTGTGCTTTGGCCAATGGGCTCACATATTCGATTGTCAGGTTTTCATTTGCCATAAAGTCTGGCGCCGGCTGGTAGGCCTTCTGACGCGCTAAGATGCTATAGACGCGAGTAATCAGCGGCTGCAGCAGCTCTTGGCTCAGGCGGCCTGTAAGCGGCCCTAACAGACGCATTTTCTCTTCAGTACGCTGGACAACCTCTGTCGCTGTCATCTGCGGCCCTGTACCAAGGATGAGCTGGTCAACATAGAACGCCGAGCGGATTGCCTGCCGGCGCTGTTCTTCCATGTTCAGGCCCAGCGGGTTGTTGGCACCAATGTTGAGCGGTTCAATGCGGTCGCGTGTCCCGGAGCGGTAGAAATTAAGACCGCCTGGGATAGTCCGAACTGGCAGCATAAAGCCGTCGTCCGGCACCAGGAGCGGCGGGTCTACCTGTTTCTGAGCAGCCCTGATCGTGACCTCACTCATTTTGTTTAACATTTTGATATCTGCTAGTGCAGTCATCGCAGGGCTGCGACCATAGCCAATCTCGAAAGATGACTTGGTGTATCGTGGCGCCATGTATGGGAACTCATCAAAGCCTGATTCGGATAGGACTATCTTTTCTTCAGGCTCAATATATACAGACGCAAAAGGCTTGTTATCAGCTGTGACCTTGGTCACGTCGCGCTCTTGGCGCTCATATACAGCGTGAACTAAATTGATTTGCTCGTATGGGTTTTCAGATGCCTTCTTTAGGATTTTAGAGCTCATCTTGTCTTCGCCAAAACGCGAAACAGCTGCCCTGGCCGGCATCTTGAATTTTCTAAATACCGTATCGACCCGCCCCTTGTCATCCTCTGACAGGAAGCACTCTTTGATGTGGCGGGTACTGAAGCGCACTTGCTGCTCGTCGTCTGCATCGACAAACATCACAGCGGTGCCGAAGGTCACCAAATCCTGATAGAGCTCGTGTATCTGCTCTTGAAAGTTAGAACGGTTGAACGCCTGGTACATGACGTCTTCGACGCCCTGCAGCCATTCCATAGCTTCGTCATCACCATTCAGATCTGGGTCGCTATATCGCAAGCTAAACCAGCTGGTGCTGCCATTGGTCAGCATACCGTGCAGCGAGGCAGCCAATAGCTCTGCAGCATGGATAGCGGTGCCATCAAAGACCAGCTCGGAGCGTTTGTCGCCTGGCGAGCGGTTTTTGGTCACGTCAGCTTTCCGTGGCACGACATAGTCGGCCACCTCTTGCCAATGTGATTCCCATGTCTGCCGCTGCGTCTCCAGACTATGGAAGCGCTTCAGCAGGATTTGTGCGATTTCGTCAGCCATTTAGCCACCTAGCAGCGTAGCTTTTTCGGTAGGAGCATCACCAATGACGCCTTTTGAGCCGGTCAGTATAGTGCCGCCCTTTTTCTTCTTTTTCTTCTTGCTGCCCATCTCGCCACCTTCGCCGGAATAAACAACGTCGTCCGGGTTGGTTGCGTCAACGACCTCAACCTGTTGCTGCGCTTTGATAGCTGCTTCCTGCTTTGCCTTTGCTTCTGCCTCGGCCTTTGCCTTGGCAGCTGCCTCAGCTTGTTTTTTGGCAGCCTTTTGCTGCGCCGCTGCCTGTTGCGCCGCTATTTGCTTTTTACTGGGCGCCCCAGTTATTGTGCGGAGTGTGCTTCCTACCGCTCGACGAATTGTTCTAACTACACCGCCCATTATTGGCCTCCTGTATTTGTTGGCTTTGCTGCCCCTAGCAGTGAGGCATATTCAATCGGCGCGTCACTTATTACGCCCTGCGCCGACGTTTTCACGTTGGTCTTTAGATTTGCTTTTTTCTTTGCCTTGTCGCCTGTCTTGTCGTCTTTTACCGCGTCCACAACAGTGTTTGGCTTAACTACTGGATCCGGCGTTACCGGCTCAGGAACCGCAACAGGTGGCGGCGGCGGTGGCGGGGGTGGTGGCATCATCACCTTTGGTTTTAAAAATCCCATTATAAACTTACTCCCAGCGGGTTGTAGCTGCTGTCCGCTATTGCTTGTGGCGGCCGGTCATACTGCGTGTTTTCTTTAATACCGACTGCCAGATACCGAAAAGCATCCGCAGCGTGGCTTGACCAGTCATGGACAGGCGTGTTCCTAAACGTCCGCAGCCTTTCATTATAAGCCCGGTGATATTGCCTAAGCGCTTCGAGGCCTGCCTTGCACTGTTCCGCATCAAACCAGCAACGCGGGATAAGCATCTGTGCAGCATGAAGCCCATCCTCGACAGGCAGCTTGGGAACCACCCTAAAATTTATTCCTAAATCCCAGGCAGTCTCGCGCCGGCTTTTGCCAGAGCCTAATTCCCTGACCTCAATGTCATGCGGCGCGTTATGCGTCCCATAAAAATAATCTTTATCAGCAAGAACCTTTGCGTAATGAGGCAGCCCCTCGCCCCGGTTTTCATAAAAATCTATAACATGCACCGCCCTGCCCACACTTTGCGTAAACCAAATAGCTGTGCTGTCACCGACGCCCAAATCCCACCAGGTATCTACCTTACAGGTTGGGTCATACGGAACTGAAGCAATGCGCCCCTTTTCCTGTATCTCTTGAAGCTCTTTACCAAATACAGCCCCAGG